ACTGCTCCACGGGTGCCGCGTCTGGCTACTACTCCACGGGTGCCGCGTCTGGCGACTGCTCCACGGGTGCCGCGTCTGGCGACTGCTCTTCTGCAGAGGTAAGCGGAAAAAACAGCATTGCCGTTGCAAACGGTTACAACAGCAAGGCTCGTGGATCGGTTGGATGCTACATCGTGCTGACCGAGTATGACGATGACGGTAAGTTCCTGTTGGCAAAAATGGCGCGGGTTGACGGAACTGTCATAAAGGACGGCGTTTGGTACACGCTTAAAAACGGAGAATTTGTGGAGGCGGAATAACCAACGAGCTATATAAGAGCTGTGCTATCTGGCTATACGGGCGTGCGGAAGGAGGTGAAGACACACGGCTACCGGAAAAAGATACTACTGGCTAAAGCTCAAAGACAGCTTTATGCGGTCTGACGCGGTGGATTTTCTCATGGGGCAGAAGAACGGCGCAAACTATGTGGTGTTATACCAGATGCTCTGCCTTATGACCATCAACACCAACGGCAGGCTTTCACGGCAGATTGGTGAGGTGATCATTCCGTATGACGTGGACAAGATTCAGCGTGATACCAAGTGGTTTTCTACCGATACTGTGCGCGTTGCGCTGGGTCTTTACGCGAAGCTTGGGCTGATTTATCAGGAGCAAGACGGCACACTTGTGCTTGCAAATCACTCGGAAATGGTCGGAAGCGCGACAGACTACGCAATGCAAAAAAAACTGCAAAGAACGAACCAACGTCTAATCAGCTCTTCTGACTGTGGACATTGTCCACAGGATGTCCACGAAAACGTCCACAAAAATGTCCATACAGATATTAGAGATAAGATATTAGATATAGATAAGTCGTCGTCATCTAAAGATGACTCCTCCTATACAGGGACGAGGACGACGATATCGCCTGTGGATTTTTTTAGAGAAAACATCGGTAAGTTGAGCGCTAACAGCGAAAAAGAGCTGACCGGTTACATCGAGCGCCTGGGCGACGATCTTGTGACCGAGATCATCCGCAAGTGCGGGGATCTGGGCGGCAGAAGCTGGGCCTATGTCCGCAAGGCGCTGGAAGAGGCCGACAGGCAAGGTTGCACGTCTGTGGAGGAGTACCGCAAGACAAACCCCATCGGGGCTGGCAGAAACTTGAGAGTTGATCGTGCAAAACCAGGCGGGAATAACTTTTTGGACATACCCTTGCAAAAAAACTTGCGAAGGATGAAAAAGAAAGGTGAAGAAAGTGCCTAAATATCACGTTGTTGTGCTGTGCAGCGGCCCGGTAGGGGATGCGGCCCTGACCTACCGTCTGACCGCCAGCAGTCAGCAGGCCGCAGAATTTCACGCCTGCCAGATGGCGGGAGATCATTACCCGGAGTACCGGGATATCCATGTCAAGAGAACGGAGGTTTTGACACGTGGCTGAAGTGAGGTTGATTAACGCAAATGCGCTTTGCCAGCATATCCAAGACTGGAAAACCAGATGCCAGGAGCTGCACAGGCACAGCGTCGGCATGTATCACATGATGATATACGATGTGCTGTGCCAAGTGCTGGATGTCATTAACGATACGCCCACCATTGACCCGGAAAACCTGCGGCCAGTGGCGCATCGGGACATGGAAAGAGATGCCGTCGGCGATCCTATCATCTGGACTTGCTCGAATTGTAAAGAAAGCATTGTCATGTATGACGGGGCACCAATGGAAAACGGATATAAATACTGCCCGCATTGCGGAGCAAGAATGGAGGATGTGCCGTATGACGTTGATTGACCGTGACGAGCTGCTCAAGCACGAAGTTATGATTATCACCAAGGGCAACGCTGCTTTTCATGGCGTTTCGTCATCGCTTATCGAGACGACCCCGGTTATTGACATCAAGAACCTGCAGCCCGTATGGAGAGACCCGAAAACCGACCCACCGAAGGTCGAAACCGAAGTTCTGGTTTTGTGCTGGCGTTATGACTATCTGGGCATTACAACGGCGCACTACGAGGACGGAAATGTTTTCTCCGAGGACAGCGAATGGAATTGGGAAGATCTCCCTGATTGGGGAACATATGACGAGGAACGGGACGACTACCGAATCCCGGAAGGCTGGTGGGAATACCGCCACTTCAACCCGGACGACGATTACAACAACAAGATCGACTGCCCCGTGGTTGGCTGGATGCCGTTTCCTCCGAAGGAGAGAAGCGTATGAAAGTGCTAATTGCCTGTGAGGAATCGCAGGAAGTATGCAAAGCGTTCCGGGCTCGTGGTCACGAAGCCTACTCTTGTGATATTCAAGAACCGTCCGGCGGACACCCTGAGTGGCATATCCTCGGGGACGCTCTAATGGCTCTGAGGGGGGGGCGAGTCGTGACGATGGACGGCATAACGCATGACGTTGGCAAGTGGGACTTGCTCATTGCGCACCCGCCCTGCACACACCTGGCTGTTTCTGGTGCACGGTGGTTCACGGAGGGGAAAAAACCACTAAGCTTACGCTATGAAGCTGCTGCATTCTTTATGAAATTTGTAGAAGCAGATATCCCACAAATCGCAATCGAAAACCCCGTGTGTGTGATGTCTACTCTATACCGAAAGCCGGACCAGATTATCAATCCCTGGCAATTTGGGCACCCGGAGCAAAAGAAAACTTGCCTGTGGCTTAAAAATCTTCCTATCCTTGAGGAAACTGACAACGTGTACGATTACATGATGACGTTACCGCCAAAATTGCGAGAGAAGAATCACTGGATGGGGAAAGGCCACTCAAAAGAACGAAGTAAAACTTATCCAGGCATTGCAAAAGCAATGTCAGAACAATGGGGGTGATTGTATGACGCAGAAACAGTTTATCAAGCAGCTGATGAGCCGCGGCGTTTCGCACTCGGATGCCTGCGGGCTGGCGGCCTACATGAAAGAGCTTCGCCAGCTGATCGAAAAGCATAAGGACAAGCCCAAGGATCTTTCGTTTTATAACCTCGAACGGGTTAAAGCGACGATCATCTGCGAGGCTATGGCTTTGGTGCTGTCAGGTGAGTATGAGCCAAATGAGAGCAAAGTGAAATCCAACCCTGAAACCGACACTATGAGTCCGGAGGAAATGGCCCGTTATTTGATGGGATTTTGCCGTTGCTGGTTGGCAACCGGAAATGGTTGCCCAGGTTGCACGTTCGATAAGCCGACCAGTAACGATGGCGATGGAGAATGCCGTCTCGGCGTTCCTTCCGACTGGGATTTTTGAGGGGGAGAAGTGAAGCATGAAAACCGAAAAAAGAATGCTCTGTTTTATCGTGGCAGCAGCATTGCTGATTGTGACGCTGTGGTTTACATCCTGCGGCGCGACCACTGCCGAAGCAGAAGCGGAGAGAAAACCCTGCTACCATGTCACGGTCTACTCCCCGGCAATCGAAAAAGTGGGCTATGCCGGCAGAAGGAAACCGAAGTACACCATCACCGTGGACAGATTTGGTGAGCTGCTGCCTGACACGAAGCTATCTGCTGAGCGAGAGTACCAGCTCCTGCAAATTCCTCTTGGAGATGGCCGCTTTGAGTTGGTATCCACCTCGCTGGTGGAGATCGAGTATTACTGAAGGGAGGCGGAATGATGAACACAATGCACCTGATCCTTTACGGCGACCCTCGCACAAAGAAAAACTCTGCCCGTATCCTCAAGGCCCACGCAAACCGCCGTATCGTGGCCCCCAGCGAGGCGTTCATGCAGTATCAGGAAAAGTGCCTGTGGCAGATCAAACGGCCTTACAACCCCATCACAGCCCAAGTAAACGTGCGGTGCGTGTACTACATGGCTACCCGGCGCAAGGTTGACCTTGCAAATCTGATCGAGGCGACCTGCGACATTCTGGTGAAGGCCAAGGTTCTGGCGGACGATAACAGCCAGATCGTGGCCGCTCACGATGGCAGCCGGGTGGATTACGACAAGAAAAACCCAAGGGCAGAAATCTGGATCGAAGAAATAGAGGCAGATACATGATTCAAACATGGACACCTGACACCAACGGACCGGAACTTCCGGATTACCGCACCGTCAAAGCGTGGTTCCAGCAGTGCAGAGATCTGGCGGAACAGGTCGAGGCCCAGAAGCAAAAGATCCAGCGCATCCGGGATACTGCCGAAAAGTGCACCCAGAGCATGAGCGGGATGCCCACAGGCGGTGGAGCCGGTGACAAAGTAGGCTTTGCCGTGGAGAGAATCGACACAGAAGAGCGGAACCTCAAGCAGATGGAGCTTGATCTCTGTGAACTGCGCATCGAAGCTGCCCGGCGGGCCTACTGCCTGAGCGGGTCTGCTCGGTCTGAAAAGCAAGCAAAGTGCATCTGCGGCTGGTATATCGACCTGAAGCCCCAAAAGAAGATCGCGGTGGACGTGGGCTTGTCCAGAGACAATTCGGTCTCTACCTACATCCACGAGGGGTTTGACGCTTTGGCAGAAATCTGGGAGGATGTACAAAACGACCATTGAAAGCGCTTTGATTTCTACGCTTTATTTGAATCGTTGTGAAACACATGTGAATCGAAGTGTGGTAAAATGACTACAAGCGGAACCGCGCAAAGCGGTTCGCCGCTTCTCAGCAGCTTCCAAAGCGCGGCCCCGTACGGATTCTTCTTTCGTTCATGCAGCTTAACGCTTTTTCGCTCTGACACCGTGCTTTGCGGGCTGCTTCTATGCGAGAAATGGTGTCCAGACCGACCATGGAGGTTTAGGCGCAGTTCAAGTCTGCAATCTCGCACCGAACGCCGCAAAGTCTGTAACGCGGCAGATCTGACGCATGGAGTGATTCACCACCGGTGTGCGGGTGGGTGTGGGACTCCTGAAATCTTGCCCACGCCCTGAAACCTCCGCCCGTGAACAGCAGCACCGGAAATCCGAGCGGGCCAGCATGCCCCGCAGGATGTGCGTCAACTCAAGCAGCCCCGGCGGCGAACCGTGGGCTGTTTTTATTTGCTATATGGCCGCCTGAGCGCAATGTGGAGCGCGGTGCGTGTGTGTAGGCACGGCTGGTTCGATTCCAAGGGCGGCTTTTTATACTCCGGCAGCTCAAGTGGTAGAGCAGCGGTCTCCAAAACCGCAGGTTGCAGGTTCGAGCCCTGCCTGGAGTGCCAGACTTTGCATGACCGGGGGACGGCATGCAGAGAGTAGCGGGGCATCTGGCCGCGAAAGTTCCGGATGCAGCGGCAACGTCTTACTGTCCGGTAAAAGCAGATAACGGCGTTGCTGCTTATATTATGCAAAAAGCCCCGCCAAGCGGCAGGGCTTTGAATTACAGGCCTTTGATCTGGTTGAGAAGTGCGGCACGCAAAGCGTCCGTTTCTTCATCGGATTCGGGCTTGTTCGGGTCATCCGGGATATATTCCAGTATATCGCCGGGCTGACAATGAAGCACTTCACAAATTTTGTCAAGCGCCCCAACGGGAAACTGCTTGATAGTGCCAAGACAGATTGCTGATATGGTAGGCGGTCTAATCCCGGTAGCTTCTGCGAGTTCCTTTTGGGTCATGTTTGCGTCTGCGAGCAAGGCCTTTAAGTGATAGCTTATCGACATTTCTAGCACCTCTTTTCCTACATCTATAATACTACGCCATCCGTTAATAGTCAATACGCAAAGCGTAAAAAATATTCGTAGAAATTACGAAAAACGTATTGACTAATTACGCAAATCGTAGTATAATAGATGCATTGGAAGGAGGTCAGAGGTGCAAGGGAGCAAATACCGGGAGGTGATGCTCCGTGACTAGCAAGGAGTTTGCAAAGCTCACCAGAGCCGAGCAGTTGGCACGTTTCGAGAAATATAAAAAAGCGGCCAGCGCTGGAACGCTGAACCGCTAAGACACAAGAAAGCCACCAGTCAAGAAGCCCCTTGCACCTCCATTTTATTTTTTTATAAGCGATTTGTCAAGATGAAATGTGAGGTTTTTACAATGAACTATCCTGTTACCAAAGAATTCTTCCTTCGTTCATCGCATATGGAAGAATCGGATCTCAATGATAGTCTGAAGGGGCTCATCGATGAAATTTGCCGACTTGTGAATCAGGCTTATGCTGATGGCATGGCCTTTAGCAAAAAAGGAGAAAGTAAAATGAGCAACATTCAGATTTTCGACAACCCCGATTTTGGCACCGTCCGCACGCTGGACAATGACGGTACGGTTTTGTTTTGCGGCGCAGACATCGCCAAGGCACTTGGATACAGCAACCCGAGCAAGGCGCTCAACGACCACTGCAAGGGTGACCTAACGAAACGTTACCCCATCACGGATTCCCTCGGCAGAACACAGGATGCAATTTTCATCCCTGAATCCGACCTCTACCGGTTGGTGTTCGGCTCCAAGCTCCCCACCGCAGAGAAGTTCACCGACTGGGTGACGGAGACCGTTCTGCCGTCCATCCGCAAGAATGGCGGGTACATCGCCGGGCAGGAGCGGCTTACCCCGCAGGAGTTGATGGCAAAGGCTCTGCTTGTGGCAAACAAGACCCTTGCAGACCGGGAAGCCCGCATCTCGGAGCTGACCGTGCAGAACAACATCATGGCCCCCAAGGCAGAGTATTTTGATGAGCTGGTAGACCGCAATATGCTTACCAGCTTCCGTGACACGGCCAAGGAACTGGGCGTAAAGCCCAAGACCTTTGTGAACTGGCTGCTGGAAAAGAAATTCATCTACCGCGACCAGAAGGGCAAGCTCATGCCCCGTGAGGACAAGAACAACGGTCTGTTTGAGGTCAAAGAAGCCAAAAACGACAAGACCCAGTGGAGCGGCGTGCAGACGCTTATCACTCCAAAAGGCCGGGAAACGTTCCGGCTGCTGTATCTGTAAAATTTAGTTTTTGACCATGCCCCGCACCGGGGCGGGGTTTTATTATGTCTCGATTTAGGAAGGTGGTGGCAGTGGGTGCGCAGCGGTTGACAGACAAGCAGAAAAAGAAGATCATTGCGGACTATGTGCAGCTGCAAAGTTACCGGGCCGCCGCAAGGCAAAACGGCGTTTCAGACGCAACCGTCCGAAAAATCGTAAAAGGAGACCCGGAAAGTTCGCAAAAGTGCGCACTAAAAAAAGAGGAAAATGCGCAGGACATGCTCTCCTACATGGACAGCAAGAAAGAGCGCGTTCAGGAGATCATAGACGTTTATCTCGGTGTCCTGACCGACCCGGAGAAACTGGAAGGGGCAACCCTGCAGCAGATCACCACGGCGCTGGGCACGCTGATTGACAAGTGGACGGTCATTGATGATCGCCGGAAGGGCGATTCCTTCCACCAAACCGTTGAGGACGACCCCATCACCAAGAGCCTGAAGGAGGAGTTTAAGAAATGAGCTTCTCCCCGAAGCAAAAACAGATCCTGACCTTCCCATATGAAAGCGACTATGATGCCCTGATCTGTGACGGCGCGGTGCGTTCCGGCAAGACCTCCATCATGTCCCTGTCCTTTGTGCTCTGGATGATGGCTGAATTTAACCACTGCTCCTTTGCCTTTTGCGGCAAGAGCGTGGGCGCGGTGGAACGCAACATTGTTCAGCCGCTTTTGTCTGTCCGGTACTTGCAGCAGCAGTTCCAGATCACCTACAACCGCAGCGGCCACGTTCTCACGGTGCAGCGCGGCAGCAAGGTAAACATGGTGTACCTGTTCGGCGGCAAGGACGAAAGTTCCTACATGCTCATTCAGGGCATCACGCTGGCCGGGGTGCTTCTGGACGAGGTGGCGCTCATGCCCCGCAGCTTTGTGGAGCAGGCGCTGGCCCGATGCTCTGTCACCGGTGCCAAGTTTTGGTTCAACTGCAACCCGGAGAACCCGGAGCATTGGTTTCGCAAGGAGTGGATCTTACAGGCCAAAAAACACCGGGCGCTGCATCTGCACTTCTTGATGGACGATAACCCGTCACTGGATGAGCGCACACGGGAACGCTATTGCAGCATGTACAGCGGCGTGTTCTATGAACGCTACATTCTGGGCCGCTGGGTGATGGCCGAGGGCCTGATCTACGATATGATGGACACCACCGCCAACACCTACCGCCCGCAGGACGCGCCGGTGGGATTCAAGAGCCTTTCCACCCGTACCATTACATGCGACTACGGAACCACCAACCCGACCGTCTATCTCGATGTGTACGATGACGGAGAGAAAGTCCGGGTGCATCGGGAATACCGGTGGGACAGCCGCCAGGAACACAGGCAGAAAACAGATGAAGAGTATGCCGATGATTTCATGGAGTTTATGGGGAAAGACCCCTGCGCCGCCATTGTTGACCCGGCGGCAGCGTCCTTTATCACAGCTCTGCGCCAGCGTGGCGTTTATGTGATAGAAGGAAACAACGACGTGCTGAACGGCATCCGTAAGTGTAGCACGCTCCTTTCCCACCGCGATCTGCTTATCTCCACCGACTGCGAGGGGCTGCTGGATGAACTCGGCACATACCGGTGGGACGATAAAGCCGCCCTCATGGGCGTGGAAAAGCCCATCAAACAGCAGGACCACGGCCCGGATGCCCTGCGCTACTATATCAACTCACTGCCTGATTGGAGGTTTGAACGTGTCCAGACGTAACAAAAACCGCCCCGCCGGGGGCGCAGAAAAACCGAATACGGCCACGCTGGACGCATTTTCCAACCCGCTGTTCTCGCTGGGGTACGACTCCCAAAGCCCGCTGGAAGCAACGGAATACCCGATGACACGCATGACGGACAACTACGCCTTGTTGAACAGCTTGTACCGCAGCAACTGGGTGGTGCAGAACGTCGTGGGCTTGCTCGTGGACGATATGCTGCGAGAATGGTACGACCTCAAGAGCACCACACCGGAGCAAGGAAAGGCAATCCAGACTGTGGAACGCTCCACCCGGCTCCGTGACCGTGTGAGCACCGGCCTGAAATGGGGCCGCCTGTATGGCGGTGCCGCCGGGCTCATCCTTATTGATGGGCAGGAGGACCTTTCCCGCCCGCTGGATGCAGAAGCTATTCTTCCCGGCAGCTTCCGGGGGCTGTACATCCTCGACCGCTGGCAGGGAATCAGCCCGGATGCAGGCCTGACCTTTGAGGGCGGGGAGCTTGTGCCGGAGTACTACAGCATCAACGATGCCGCCGGGCACACTGCTGCCCGTGTCCATCACTCCCGCCTTGTACGTTTCGTGGGCCGGGAGCTGCCGGATCTGGAACGGCAGGCAGAGCTTTACTGGGGCGAGTCCGAGGTGGAAGCGCTCTATAACGACGTGGTGGCTCACGACAACGTCAGCGCCAACATGGCCGCGTTGACCTTCCAGGCGAACGTCAACACCATGGAGGTAAAGGGCCTGGAACAGCTGCTCTCCATGTCCAGCCCGGAGGTGCAGCGGCGTTTCTGGAACACCATGCAGGCCCAGAAGGTCCTGCGCTCCAATTTCGGGATGCAGCTGGTAGAGCAGGGCAACAAAATCAGCAACACCCAGTACACCTTTGCGGGCCTGTCTGACGTGTACGAGAGCATGTGCCTGAACCTGTGCGGTGCGTCCCACTACCCCATGACCAAGCTTTTTGGCCGTTCCCCGGCGGGCATGAACGCCACCGGCGAAAGCGACCTGAAAAATTACTACGACTACGTGGACACCCTGCGGGAAAGCAAGCTGCGGCCCATTCTGGACAAGCTGCTTCCGGTGGTAGCCCGCAGCGCAGGCATTGAGCAGCTTAACCTTGATGTAACGTTCCCGCCGCTGTGGACACCCACTGCCAGCGAGACGGCGACGATCGCCAAGGAAAAGACCGATGTCATCATTGCGGCGTTTCAGGCAGGGCTTCTGGATGCAGATGTGGCAATGCGCGAGCTCAAGAAACTAGAGGACGAGACCGGCCTGTTCGGCTCCATCACCGAAGACGTAATCGCGGCCATGCAGGGCAAGACCTACCAGGACGTGACCGCCCTGCGCGACCCTCTGGCGGGGCTGATGACAGAAAAGACGCAGGAAGACACCGAGGAGGGCGAATAATACATGCCTACCCTTGCACGTGCATCCCCTGAGCGGGAGCTGCAACGCCTTATCCGGCTGTACCTCAAGGCTGAGACCGATATCATCAACGAGATCGGCCGCCTGCGCAGCCGGGGTCTTGTGGACTATCACGCCGTGGCCGCGCTGGAACGGGTGCAGGAGATTCTCCGAAAATTGGAAACGGATGAATGGGAGTATGTGCCCCGTATGGTGGAGGCGCAGTTTTACGTTCGCCACCCGGAGGCCCGGGAGATTTCCGGCGAGACCGTGGAAAAGCACCTGCGCGGATACACCAACGCCCAGAGCCTTACCAGCACCCAGACGGATATCGTGCAGAAACTCACGATGAACCTCATGGGCCAGCTGGTGAACGGGAACATGACGGTGCTCTCCACCCTGCAAAGTGCCCTGTTGGGCCGGACTGAGCCGGACGTTTACCGGCGGGTCGGTCTTGAGCAGGTGGCAGCGCAGCAAGCTGTGGGCCGGGGCATCAACCAGAGCGTTCCTGCTTTTGTGGACGCTTTGCGCCGGGAGGGCGTGACGGCGTTCACGGACAAGGCAGGGCGGAATTGGAGCCTGCACACCTATGCAACGATGGTTTCCCGCACCACATCCAGACAGGCTGAAATCCTTTCTGTGGTGACGCAGGACGAGAAACAGGACTTGTATCAGATCAGCTCCCACGGCACAACCTGTGCCCTCTGCGCTCCGTATGAGGGCCGGGTATACAGCAAGAGCGGTAAAGACCCGCACTTCCCTCCGCTTTCGGATGCCTTCGGAAAAGTAGACCCTGCAGGGCCGGATGATCTGGCGAACAGCTGGTTGAACATTCACCCGAACTGCCTGCACGCCCTTCGCCCCTGGACACCAGCCGGCCGCACCGAGAAAGAGCTGGAGCAGGTCCGGCGCTTTTCTGACCCCAGAACGAACCCCTACAGCCGAGACCCGCGCACCAAGGCACAGATCGAGGCCTACCGCAAAAAGGAGCAGGGCCGTTCCAAGTGGCTGCGGGATTACCGCCAGTGGGAAAATTACCGCACGGCTCTGGGAGACAAGGTGCCCAAGACCTTTGAAACCTTCCAGCGGCACAAGCTGGCAGATGACGAAAAATATCACAAATGGATGAACGCATACAGAAGCGGAGGTGATGCCGATTGATTGCGTACTATGGAAGCAAACTGAGCCCTCACATGACGGAAACGCCGGAGGGCTTTTTGATTTGCCATGATGTCAAAATCGCCCGTACCGGCACGCAGAACTATCTGGCCCGGGAGATCGGGCTGGACGGGATGCCGGAGCGTGTTCTTCAGGTGACACGAAGCGCCGAGGACGTGTTTGACCCGGCGGCAATTGCCAGCTTTGAGGGCAAAGATGTCACCAACACCCATCCCTCGGAGATGATCATGCAGGAAAATCAGGCCGCCTACTCCAAAGGCCACGCCGAGAATGTGCGCCGAGTGGGTGATTATCTGGTGGCTGACCTGTACCTGAAAGACCCCACGCTGATCTCCGAGGTCAAGAACGGGGCCATGCGAGACGTGTCCTGCGGCTATTACTGCCAGTACGAGGCAGACGGTGCAGGATACCGGCAGACCCATATCAGAGGAAATCACATCGCCATCGTGCCCCGTGGGCGCGCTGGCCGTGATGTCGCAATAAAAGATAGCGCCGCCGAACTTCCGGCGGAGAAAGGCAAGGTAAAACACATGAGCAAGAGCAAGAATCTGCTGTCTCTGTTCGGTCTGGCGGCAAAGAACGCGGCCCCCGAAGAGCTTGACAGCATGGTGGAGACCGCTGCCGCAGCGCTGGATGCAGCACCCGCCGTTCCGGCGCAGGATGCAGACCCCGCTAAGAAAGCAGCGCCCGCTGACACCCAGAACACCGCTGTTCTGGACGCACTGAACAATCTTTCCGGCAAGCTGGATCAGCTGATCGCTGCCAACGCCAAGAAGGCAGAGGACAAAGAGCCGGAAGACATGGACAAGGTGATCGCTGAAATGTCCGGCGAAAAGCCTGACAAGAAGGAAGAGGACGAGGACGAAAGCGGTTCCACCACTGTTCCTTCCGAGGACGAGTGTGCAAAGCCTGCCGCCAATGACAGCGGTCTGGCTCTGCTGAAAGCCATGCGCCCCATCATCAACGGCATTCAGGACAAGGCCACCCGTGATGCCCTGTCCAAGACACTGATCGAGCAGGTCAAGGGTACCAGCTCCGTGGATGCCATCGCAAAGGCTGCGCAGGACAGCGCCGCCGCTTCCGCCAGCGCATCCGGTAAGAGCCGGTATGAGCGGTTGTGCCATGCTTCCCAGCTCGCTTACAACGAACGCAATCCCCACATGAAGAAGGAGGGTTAAACCATGTCCCTGAATACTCAAATTATCGGCAAGACCATGCCCCACGGCTTTGCTGGCACTTATGCCCGTCAGCCGGATATGATCGTCAACACCCGCCCCGTTGGCGGCACCGAAAACATTCCTTTTGGCACTGCCCTGAAGTATGACAGCGGAAAGGTCATCGTGATGGGCGGCACCGGCACTACCGCTGCACAGTTCGCGGGCATTGCGGGCAGCGAGGTCAAGAGCGCCCTGGTCTATCCTGACCAGAACGGTGGCAGATACGCCCCCGGCGAGGCCTGCAGCGTGTTCCAGCGCGGCAGCATCAACGTGCTGTGCCAGCGCGGGACCCCGGCTCTGGGCGGTGACGTTTACGTCCGCATTGCCAAGACCGCTGACTATGCCACCGCACTGGTCGGCGGCTTTGAGGCAGAAGCGGACGAAAAGACCGCCGGGAACTCCGTCAAACTCACCAACTGCCAGTGGGGCGGCGCGGCTGATGCCAACGGCGTGGCCGAGCTGGTCATCCTCACCCGTGCAAACGCCTGATAGGAGGGCTTAGACTATGGCAAATTTCCTGAACGTCGGCACCACCAATGCCGGTACTTTCACCGTAAACAACGCCGGTGCTGCGCTGCCCGGCAGCACTCCCACCATGGACGCGGCTGCCATCCAGAGCGGCAATGCGTTCCTCACCAGCGAGCTGGAAAAGCGTGACCCGCTGATCCGCAAGCCCCTCACCAGCGTCACCTATCCCCGTGATATCCCCATCGAGGTGGGCGGCGGCTGGGTGGATTACGTCTCTGCCATGTCCGTGGCCTACGGTATGGCAGGCGGCTCCGGCGCTTCTGCCGTCAATGGCGGCGGCTCCAACGGCATCCCTGTGGTGCAGGCCAGCGTGAGCAAGGGGGCATTCAAGGCCCATGTCTTTGCGGCTGCTCTGCGCGTGATGTTTGTGGATATGCAGCGCGCAAACTTCATTGGCCGCAGCCTTGACCAGATGCTGCAGGACGGCATCCGGCTGGCCTACGACAAGCACATGGATCAGAACACCTACATCGGTTTCGACGAGTACGCCACCACCGGCCTTGTCAACAATCCCGATGTCACCAAGACCACTGCCGCAACTTCCGGCACCGGCTCTTCCGCCAAGTGGGCCGACAAGACCCCCAAGCAGATCCTGGCGGACATCAACAGCGCCATCACTGCCGTTTGGGCTGCCAACGAGTACGATGAGGCCGGTATCCCCAACCATATCCTGATCCCTTACGAGCAGTACAGCTACATTACCACCACTATGGTGAGCGACCTGGGCACTGAGACCATCTACGACTTCCTGAAAAAGCACAACGTGGCCGCAAACCACGGCGTGGATCTGGAGATCGTTCCCACCCGCTGGGTCAAGGGCGCTGGTGCTTCCGGCGGTGACCGCATGGTGGTGTACGTCAACAACCGCCGCTTTGTCAAGGCGGACGAGCTGGTGCCCCTGTCCCGCGTGATGAGCGCCCCCAACGTCACCAATGTCTGCTACGACACCGCCTATATGGCAAACGCATCCGAGGTGCAGCTCATGTATCAGACCTCCATGCTGTACGTGGACGGCATCTGATCAGGAGGTGGCAGAAATGACTTTTGTGCTTTCCAAAGCAAACATCATCCTGCCCAGCGCAGACGGCTCTCAGACCTTTCCGCTCCACCGGGAGCAGCTGGTCGAAGTGCCGGACTGGGCGGCAGAGACGGCTTACTTCAAGGCGCTGGTGGCCGATGGTGACATCGTACCCACGAGCCGCAGCGACAAGGCCGTACAGGATGCCGCAGACAAGCCCGTCCGCAAGAAAAAGACTGCGGACTGGGACAAGCCTGCCGAACCGCAGGAAGACTGAGGAGGCTGCCCATGTGCTGGACGATGAAACCGCAGTTTCAGGGCGTTCTTGCGCAGGCCGCAAATCTGGGGCAGAGCGTGGGCGATTACACCCCGGAGCAGTTCAAGGCGGAATACCCACAGTTCTGCGATGCCGCCGGGAAATGCCACCTGCCGGACGCGCTGCTGGAAGAGATCGTAAAAATGGCCAATGTCAGCATTCAGCCGGATAAATGGCTGGACAGCTGGCACTACGCCGTGGGGCTTTATGTGGCCCATTACGTCACTTTGCAGCTGCGCACCTATGCGGAGAGCACCGCCACCCCGGCGCAGGCGGCAGCGTCCGGCGCTCTGGTGGGTGTGGTGAAGTCTGCCACACTGGGCGACAGCTCCGTGACCTACGACACCAGCGCCCTGACCGCAGGAACAGAGGACTGGGGCGACCTGAACGCCACCACCTACGGTCAGATGCTGGCAAACCGTGCCCGCTTTATCGGTGCGGCCGGAACTTTTGTGATGTGAGGTGCACCCATGAACTGGAATGACTGGTATACCGACCTGATGGAGATCAGGCGCACGGAAAACGTGAAGGATGGCCAGTTGAGCCGCAAGGAACGGAAGGTCATCCGCTCCGGTGTTCCGTGCCGGGTGTACCGCAGCCAGGACAAAGCCCCGACGATGACCCAGACCGCAGCCAATGTCCAGAAAACGGACAAGCTGGCCTGCGATATCAATGTGGATATCAAGCCCGGTGATGAGCTAGTGATCCACAGAGGGGCGCGGCTGGGATATGCGCTGCAGGAGACCCGGTATTTTGCCGGGGATCCTGACCTGTACTATGAGCCCTTCGGGGCAGTGCTTCCCGGGCTGGCTCACCAGGAGGTCGTCCTTCTCAGCCAGGAGCGTGTGAAATGAACCTGCAGGAGTACATCAAAAAGCTGGAAGCAGCGCAGGCTGCTCTGCCGGAAATGCTTTCCGATGCGGCACGCAATGCCACCCTCCGGGCCGTAGAAGCGGCGCAGGATAAGACTCCTCCCACAGCGGACAGCCTGAGCGGGACCAACACCCGCACCGGAGAGCTGAAACAGCACTGGGCAACTGACAGCCTCGCAGAGCCCCGGTTGCAGGGTGGAGAGATCGTCACCGAGCTGAACAACAACAAGGAATACGCCTCTTACGTCAACGACGGCCACCGGATGGACAAGCACTTTGTGCCAGGGCTATACGCAAATCCCTATACCGGGATGCTGGAATACGACCCGGGCCGCCGGGACGAGGTGGGCATGATGGTGGGCACGAAAACGACCTACGTTGAGGGCCTGCACATGTCCGATGCAGGCATTGAAGCCTATAAGCGCACCGTGAAGATAGAGACAGAAAAAGCCGTGAACAAGCTGGGAGAGATGCTGAAATGAACTTTACCATTACAACGCTGGCCCGGTCTTTGGCGGAGTATCTGGCTCCCTTCCTGCCCGGTGTGCAGATGTTGGAAGACCCTGCACAGCAAGGCGTGGAGCCGCCCTGCATGTTTATCCAGCAGCGGGGCAGTGATATCAAGCCTTACCCCGGCGGGCGCTGGCTGCGCACCATCCGGCTCGACCTGACCTATCTGCTGGACTATAACCTCACAGACCTGCGCCAGCAGTACAACAAAGCCGCTGAGGCGCTCGATTTCTGCATGGAAACATTCCCTTATTCCGATGGAACAGAAGCGGAAAAGCTCCTGCACGCCTACGAGCGCAGCACGGATATCGACGATGACGGCTTGCATTATAAGTTTGAGCTGCGTGTCTTTGTGGAAAAGCCTGTGGACGCAGTGAAGATGCAGACCCAGACCGTAAACCAGAAGGTAGACCGATGAAACAGGATAATACCCAATACATCCGGGAGGTGCTGCTGAAAGACCCGCGTTTTGCGGGGTATCAGCCGGATTTTTTGGCTGTTGTTTTACACAAACCGTTTTACACCCTCGCAGAGGCTGAGGCCGCTGTGAAAGAATTTTGGAAGGAGTGACACCTATGGCAGCAGGCGGAACCTGGACTGTACAGAACAAGGTGCGGCCCGGCATTTACTTTAAATTTCGCTCCAAGAACCAGCAGAACCTTACCATTGGTGATCGTGGCAAGGTGACGATCTGCGAACCCATGAGCTGGGGCCCCGTTGGCAAGGTGATAGAGATCGCCGCCGGGGAAGACCTGACCCCCTACACCGGCTACGACATCACCGATGCACACAATCGCTTTGCATCTATGATCTTCAGCGGCTCCAACCGTACCGCAGCACCCACCAAGCTGCTGCTTTACCGCCCGGCCGCTGCGGACAGCGCAAAGGCCACCGGCACCATCACCCCGCTGACGGCTACCGCAAAATACCCCGGCTCCCGAGGCAACGACATCGTGGTGATCGTCACTGCACTGACGGAACCTGCGGGCAGTTTCCAGGTCTCCACGGTCGTTGACGGTGTGGTGAAAGATCAGCAGACTGGCAAGACCGTTGCAGACCTGACCGGCAATGGCTGGGTGGATTTCAGCGGCACGGGCACTCTGGCCGCAAATGTCGGCACCCAGCTTTCCGGCGGCAAGGACGGCGAGGTGAACTCTGTCGCATACAGCACCTACCTGACGAACATCGAGCCCTACAACTTCGATTCCATGCTGTACGACGGCGAGGATGCCACCGTAAAGACCGCAATGGAGACCTTTATCAAGCGCGTGAACACTGAAGTGGGCCGCTTCTCTCAGCTGGTGGAAGCCAATGCCACCAACCCTGACACCCGATTTATCGTCAACGTGTGCGGCGGTCTGGTGATGAACGATGGCACCACCCTGACCCCGAAGGAAGCCGTCTGGTGGGTCGGCGGTGCGCTTTCCGGCGCGACCTACGCCAACGACCTGACGAATGCCGCCGTTCCCAATGCGGTGGATATCGCCCCCAAGATGACCCACAACCAGTATGTGGATGCCATCAATGCAGGCAAGTTCGTGTTCAACGCCGACGACGGCACGGTCCGGGTGGAGTATGACATCAACTCTCTGGTCACCTATACCAGCGAGATCGGCGAGGTGTACCGCTACAACCGCACCATGCGGCTGTGCAACACCATTGCCAACGACCTGTATAAGCAGTTCGCCCAGAGCTATGTGGGCATTGTGGACAACACCGAGGACGGCCGCCGGCAGTACAAGAGCGCCATCGTCAAATATCTGGATCAGATCCAGGCATCCGGCGGCATCCAGAACTTCAACGGCGAGACGGATGTCATTGTGGAAGCAGGCGAGGCAAAGGATGCCGTGCTCATCACGCTGGCCATTGAGGCCGTGGGCAGCACCAACAAGATCTATATCACCCTGGATGTGGCGTAAGGAGGTACAAAGATGAGTTATTTGATGGCCCAGGACACCCTGAACGGTGCAGAGGGCAAAATCACCATTACCCGGAACGGCCGCATTCTGGAAGCCGCAGGTATGCGGAACATCAAGACCATTGCAGGCATTCAGACTTCGGACATGAAGACCATCGGCACCCGAAAGGTGCAGAAAAAGGCCAACGGTGTCACCCAGACCGGTACCGGCAACGTCTATTTCGGCTCCAACGGCTCCAACCTGTTCACCGATATGGTGCTGAACTACATCGAAAACGGCGTGCAGGATCTGTTTGACATCACCATCACCAACCAGGACCCCACGTCCAGCGTGGGCGCGCAGGTAATGGGCTACTATGGCTGCGTACTGACCGGCGATATCCCGCTGTCCATTCTGGATGACGAGGAAGCCATGCTGAACTACGATTTCAATTTCAGCTATACCAGCGTCAAGCGTCTGGAAGCGTTCAACGACCCCACCAACCTGGGCAGCAACTGATTTTAGGAGGTATTTTTTATGAGCGCACTTTCTGCATTTTTGCATCCCGCTGTGACCTGCGAGGAAAAGGAGGTCATCATCTCCAAGCGTTTTCTGGGCGAGGACGGCAAGCCGACCCCGTTCAAGATCCGCTCCCTGACCCAGGAGGAGAACGCCGCCCTCATCAAGGCATCCACTCGGCAGAAAAAGGTGGGCGGCCAGTGGCAGGATTCCATTGATGCCAACGAGCTGAGTGCCCGCACCATCGTGGAAGCTACCGTTTTCCCGGATTTTCGCAGCGCGGAGCTGTGTGAGCGCTACGGCACCAAAGACCCGGTTCAGGTTCCCGGCAAGATGCTTCTGGCCGGGGAGTTCAGCCGCCTGATCGATGCCGTGAGCAAGCTCTCCGGCTTTGACAAGAGTCTGGACGAAGAGGCAAAAAACTGATCTCCGGGGGCAGCTGGGATATCGACGTGCTGGTGGCATACTACTGCTTCGATAACCTTAGCTGGCCCCCGGGCAAATACGATGCCCTGCCGGCGCGTGAAAAAGCGCTGGTCAGGGCATTTGCTTTGCGCTCCATGGAAAAGCGCAGAGAAGAGACTCAGCGAATGAAGGAGGCGGGACGAAATGGCTAAAATTCAAGAAACGCTTGTCCTTCAGGACCAGTTTTCCTCTTCCTTTGGTGCATACATTCAGGCTGCGCAGAGAGCATCCAGCTCTACCACAACGGCACAGACAGCGGCCCGGAATTATCAGTCTGTTCTGAACAGCGTTTCGCGACAGCTGATCTCCGCAAATGCGAAATTTGAATCGTATGTGGCACAGCAGGAAGAAATGGTTGCCGCCGGTCAGCAGAACACGGAAGCGTTCAAAAAGCTGGACACCCAGACCGAGAAGCTGGGCGCAACCATCCGAGGGCTGGAAGCGCAGCAGCAGACCCTGACCCAATCCATGAAAGCAGCTGAAAACGCCGCCAGTGTAACGGCAGCGGCCAAGGATGAGGCGGCAGCGGCTACAAAGCGGCTGCAGGAGCAGGAAAATATGGCGCAAAGCGTCACCAACTCCCTGACCTCTTCGGTCCTTCGGCTGGCTGCGTCCTATATCAGCATTCAGGGGCTGAAAAAGGCAGTTGACCTGTCTGACAGCTTGGTCTCCATGCGTGCCCGGCTTGACCGGATGAACGACGGCCTGCAGACCACCCAGGAGCTGGAAACGATGATCTACCAGTCGGCCCAGCGTTCCAGGGGCAGCTTCACCGATACCATGGGGCTGGTCTCCCAGCTGGGCACAATGGCCGGTGATGCCTTCAGCAGCTCCAAAGAAATCGTGCAGTTTGCAGAGCAGCTGAACAAGCAGCTGGCCCTTTCCGGCGCGTCCGGTTCGTCTGCGCAGGCCGCGATCCTCCAGCTGGAACAGGGGCTTGCATCCGGCGTTCTGCGCGGCGATGAGCTGAACAGCGTGATGGAGCAGGCCCCGGCCCTTGCAAAATCCATTGCGGATTACATGCAGGTCAGCGTGGGCGAGCTGCGTGAGATGGGCTCTCAGGGGAAGATCACTGCTGACATTGTGAAAAACGCACTGTTTGCAGCGGCCAAGGACACGAACGCGGAGTTTGAAAAGACCCCCATGACATGGGCGCAGGTCTGGACGGTGGCAAGCAACACCGCCGTCCGGGCGCTTGACCCGCTGCTGACGGCTATTAACTGGGTGGCCAATAACATGGAGAGCATCGCCCCGGCGGCGCTGGCTTTTGCAGCGGCACTTGGCGTTGTTACAATTGCGGCAAATGCAAGTAAAATTGCAACACTTGCCGCATTTTCGGTTCCGCTTGGAATTGCTGCACTTCTTGCTCCTGTTATTTTGGGCCTTGCAAGCGCATTCGTTCGATATGCCGGAAGCGCAAAAGCGGCGGCGGGAATAGTCGCCGGTTCCTTGGCAGAAGCTGGAGCGTTTATTTTCAACTCTGTTCTTCTCCCGATGCAAAATGCATTTGCGGCAGTCGCAAACTTTCTGGCGAATGTGTTCAACAACCCGATTGCAACGATTAAGATTGCGTTCTATGACCTGTGTATCAATGTGATGAATGCATTGAGAGGCATTCTTCAGGCCGCACAAGGCGTGGTGAACCTTCTGCCGGGCGTTGATGTTGATTGGGTGACCCGTGCAGATAACACGATTTCGCAGTTTCAAAACGCCCGCAAGTGGGAAGTCTGGACAAACGACTACAAGGAAGTCGTCAAACCGTGGACAGCAAAAGACCTCGATTCCGCTTATGCAAGCGGATATAAGTGGGGCTCAAATCTGGATGCTTCCAGCATGTTTGGAAGCACAGGAACGGGAAATTTGGAAATTCCGCAAGCGGCAGACGTGAAAGACCTGCTCACCAACATCGACAAGAACACCGGCAAGATCGCAAAGACCGTGGATCTGTCCGATGAGCAGATCAAGATGCTGGTGGATGTGGCTGAACGCAAGTACGTCAATAACGTCAACCTGACAAGCCAGACCCCCATGATCACCGTGCAGGGCCAGAACACCGGCAGCACCGAAAAGGATGCCCAGTATCTGGCAGACACCCTGAGGGACGTTCTGGTGGATCTGATGAACGCAGGCAGCACCGTCACCGTGCAGTAAGGAGAAAGAGATGTCCCTGTATAAGCTGTATTTTTCCAGCGGCGCAACGGTGATCGCCCTGCCCATCAACCCGGAAAAGCTGCCGGAGACCCTTTCTGCCGACAATGGGAGCTATAACGTGCTGGGCCTTGGCCCCATCATGCAGCCCCGCACGCCGAACCTGCGCACCGTGTCCATTTCGGGCCTGCTGCCTGGGCGGCGGCTACCGGGCCAGACCGGCATTCATCTGCCCCCGGCGGTGTATATGGCATTCTTCACCACCGCCATGAAGAAAAAGTCCCCCATCGTCTACACGCCCGTCCGGTTCTATGAGAACGGCGTACCGTTCCTGGGGCCGAGTCTGGGCTTTCGGTGCCTTGTTACCAGCTTCAAGACAGAGGAGCGCGGCGCGGAGACGGGGGATTTCTATTTTGACCTGAGCCTGACTGAGTACAAGGATTACTCCCCACAGAGGGCCGTTGTGCAGGGCGCTGGCCAGACCGGAACCTTTTCCCCGGCCAGTATCGTCTCTGATGTGGCCAGCGTGGCCGCACGGGCTGTTTCGGCAGTCACGGCGGTAAACACTGCGGTGGATGCCGAAGGCGCTGTAAAACTCTCTCTGACCCCCACCAGAAGCACCCCATCAGACAAACTTGTTGTGGGGGCCAGACGGAAAGCCACCGGGAAGGTCTACGGCACCGGCAGCGGGGAGGAAGTTCTGACCAGCATCCATGGCCAGATCGTTGTGGTGCGGCGCATCATCGACCGCTCCCGGCCCTGCCCCGTCTGCGTGGCAGACACCAGCGGCACTGTGCTGGGTTGGATGCCGGAGAACAGCCTGCAGGAGGTGGAAGGATGACCTATGAGCTTTTGGCCGCTCAGAAAGCCACCGGAAACACCCTGAACCTGACGAACAGCACCACGCAGGTGGTCTGGTCTACCCAGCGCACCGGTCAGCCGGGCAAACTGACCTTTACCTATCTTCGCACCCCGGAATCCAAGCTGGAAGAGGGAGACGTGATCCGCTTTTCTGTAAATGGTCAGCTGCAGTTTTACGGCTGGGTGTTTACCCGGGGCTTTGACCGCTGGGGGCCGGTGGACGTGGTCTGCTATGACCGCATCCGGTATCTCAAGGCAAACGCCAGCTACTCCTTCTACGGCCAGAGCGCCGGGGACATCATCCGGCAGATCGCAGAGGACTTTGAGCTGGACGTGGGGGAGCTGGCCGACACCGGCTACAAACTGCCCTCCCTTATCATGCAGGACAAAAGCTGCATCGACATCATCAACACTGCCTTGCAGAAGACCCTGCTCAACACCGGCAAGGTCTATGTGTTTTACGATTCCGGCGACGGACTGGCCCTCAAGGAGGCCAACGACCTGAAAACCGATATCGTCATCGGAGATTACAGCCTGATGACAAATTACACCTTTGATTCTTCCATCGATACCCAGACCTACAACAGCATCAAGCTGGCCCGGCCCAATCAGGAGACCGGAAAAGCGGACGTTTTTGTGATGAAGGATTCGGAACACATCGGGAAGTGGGGCCTTTTGCAGCTGTACCAGACCGTGGACGAGGCCGCCAACGACGCTCAGGTAAAGGAACAGGCGAAAGTGAGCCTGGAGTATTACAACAGGGTATTGCAGCAGCTCAAGCTCTCTTCTTTGGGCGTGCCGGGCCTGCGGGCCGGGGCGCTGATTCTGGTGAACCTGTCCGACCTGGACGGCGAACCGTTCAAACAGTATGTCATGCTGGAAAAGGTGGAGCACACCTTCAAAAATGACGAGCACACCATGGAACTGGAAGCAAAAGCACTGTAAGGAGGGAGAAGAGTGGATTTACTGGCAGTATTGCAGGAGATCTACCGGCAGGCCAACGATGCTGGGCAGCCCACAGACCTGCAGATCGGCACGGTAACAAAGGCCCCGCCGGACGATGATGAGCTGGAGATCCAGATCAGTGAAGCAATGGCCCCGCTGAAACAGGCTGTGCTCTATCTGGCAGAGCCTGTCATTGAAAAGAAGATTCCCATCCTGCGCCACCGGCACGAGATCAAGATCCTGCTGCACAAGCACGCAACACCATCCGGCCCCAGCGAGGACGCGTTTACGGCTCCGCCCTACTTCACGGAGTGGTCAGCCCTGCCGGATGGATTTGATGCAGAAGTGCAGGCAGAAAATTTTGTGGGCTGGGAAAACGGCGCTGCGCTGCCTTTGAGCAAGGACAAAAAGTACATCATCCTGAACCCGGCCCTGAAAGCCGGGGACAAGGTGCTGCTGCTCCGCGTTCAGAGCGGCCAGAAATTCATTGTGCTTTCCCGAGTATACGGAGGTGATTCGTAATGGCTACGCTTCCTACAGGATCGTCCATCGACCTTTCCGGCGGCGTGGAGTACGTTTCTCAGCCGTCCAGAACCTGGTTCATTGACCAGATATCTGGCCGCATCACCGGGGAATGCGATGGGTACGAGGCTGTAAAACAGGCCGTGACCATCATTCTGAACGTGGAACGTTATCGCTGGCAGATCTTCCGTTCTTACAGCGGCATGGAGTGGGAGGGTCTGCTGGGGCAAGACCCTGGCTATGTGGCTGCCGAACTGCAGCGCCGCCTGGAAGAGGCCCTGACCGTGGACGACCGGGTGACCGGCGTGAAGGATTTTTCTTACACGGTGCAGGGACAGGCCCTGACGGCATCCTTTACCGTCTCCACGATCTACGGCGAAATGCAGGCTAGCACGGAGGTGAACACCGCAACATGATCGATTTTTCTACCGCACAGTACCAGGCCATTCTGGACTATATGCTGTCTCAGATCCCGGACGACTACGACAAGCGGGACACAAGCCCCATCCCCACAGCGCTTTCTCCCGCCGCCTATGTCTTTGAGGGGTTCTTCCTTTCCCTGAATATGATGCAGCGGCAGGCGTTTTTTCAGACAGCCACCGGCAGAGCGCTGGATCTGCTGGCCCCCATCGCCACCGTTACCCGCAAGCAGGCCACGGCGGCGGTGAGAAAAGGCGAGTTCAATATTGATATCCCGCTGGGCAGCCGGTTTTCTACCATCAACGGCGCGGACAGTATCAATTTTATTGCGCTGTCCGCTCTGGGTTCCGGGCACACCTACCGCCTTCTGGCCGAAACGCCCGGCACCATCGGCAACGACTACACCGGCCCTATCCTACGCATCGACACCATCCAGGGCCTTACCTCCGCCCGCATCTCGGATATCCTGACACCCGGAGACGAGACCGAGACCGATGACGAATTCCGCGCCCGCATCGAGGCATCGCTGAACAGCCGCTCCTTTGGCGGCAATGTGGCGCAGTACAAGGAGGAAATCGAGAAGCTGGACGGCGTGGGCGCTGTGCAAGTCTACCCGACATGGAGAGGCGGCGGCACGGTGCTCTGCTCCGTTCTGGGTGCGGACTGGCTGCCTGCATCCACCGACCTTGTGCAGACCATTCAGAACGCCATCGACCCGGTGCCGAACTCCGGGCAGGGGCTGGGCCTTGCGCCCATCGGTGCAAAGGCAACGATCACGGCCCCGGAGAAGCTGGAAGTTTCGGTCACCGCATCGGTGACGCTCCTGCCCAGCTACTCTCTGGATACGGTACAGGCATCGGTAAGAGCAGCGCTTGAGGCGTATCTGCTCAATGTGCGGAAAAGCTGGGCCACCAATATCAGCAAGACCGGCATTGAATACAGCGCCAACCTCTACACGGCCCGCGTATCTGCGGCCATCATCACGGCAGAGGGCGTGGTAAACGTGACAAACGTCCAGCTGAACGGAGCAGCGGATGATTTGATTCTGACAGAGACCGGCGAACGGCAGCAGGTCCCTGTGGTTGGGACGGTGACGCTGCATGAAGCTTGATCTTTCGCACGACCTGCTGCCGCTGCTGCCGCCCATCTACCGGGAAGTGCAGGACTATCAGCAGATCTGCACTGCTGAAAAAGCGGAGTTTGACCTGTTGGCCGGTTCCGTGGAAGGGGTTCAAAGTAACTTCTTTTTCCAGACCATGGACGAGGATTCCGTTGCACAGTGGGAAAAGGTGTTTCACATCGTGGCTGTCCCGGAAAAGGAATCTCTGGAGTTCCGCAGGCAGCGTGTAATGACCCGCATTGCGACCCGCCCGCCCTACACACTGGGGTTTCTGTATCAGAAGCTGGATGAGCTGATTGGAGCGGGTGCATGGACGTGCTCCATCATATACCCGCTCTACGAGCTGAGGCTTGCGACAAGCGCAAAGAACCAGTCGTACTACGACGAGGTGACGCACCTGATCAACCAAATCAAGCCTGCACACATCGTCTTTATCAGTATGCCGTACCTCAAGACCGGAATCCTGATCACGGAGCAGGTCGAGGTGCAAAAATATGACTATCGGTACCGGCTTGGCGGATGGGCTCTCGGGAAATCTCCATTTTCCGTACTCGGAGCGTGGACGACCGCAAAGGCTGCTGCATCACCGACACTGACGCGGACACTTCTTCTGGACGTTGCCCACAGGGCGGCAGAGCTTGCCACGACGGCACGGCTCAACCGCGCGGCGACCGTGAAACCGCTGAAAAGCGTCATTGCATCTGCGACACTGCAGGTTGGTTCTAAAACGTTGATAATCTTAGGCGAGAATCTGAAGCTGGAAGCGTCCGTAGAGCCGATGGCGGACATTCCGACTGTCACGCACTACGAGATACTGAACGATGCGGGAGAAACGCTGTACGCATCGGACTGCTATTTCGGCATTACCGAAAAAACAGACGTGGACGTAAATCTCTCTATTCTGGAGGGGGCGGACACCGTGCTGGCAAACGGAAGCCGGTATCACTATCTTCTGGGCAGCTGGCTTTTGGGCAAGGATGCTTTCGCGTCACCGGGACAAAATTATTTTGTCCCGGTGACGGCCGCCGCGCCCGCTTCCGCATCTGTGACCCCGCTGTTCCTGGCAAGCCTTGCCTCGTACCTGGCGGATCACATCAACATGGTGCAGCTGAACGGAGATTATACCGTTCCGAACCTCGCAAAGAGCCTTTCCGGTGCGGCAGTCACGCTGCAGTACGAGCTTCTGCCATCGGAAAAGATCACAAAAGTCTCTGCCATTTCCGCACAAGATGCGTTCGGAGCCGCCCTCACGCAGGACGATGTTAGCATCGAAACTACGTCCAGAACAAAGTTCAAACACACCATTATCTTCAAGGAGGGAACATTGCTTTATGGCGGATGATATCCTGAAAAACATTCCTCTTCCCGCTGATCTCCCGGAAAATTGGACATCCGGTCAGATCATCGCCCCGACCGGCGCTGAGGCTGGCCTGGACGAGCAGCACGGATACAATTACCTGATGATGCAGGTCAACAACGCACAGAAGGCGGCAGCGGCACTGAACAAGGGCAAAGCGGACTCCGTCGATCCACACGATCTTTTTATTCCAATTACGGGGTGGCAGACAGACACAGAAGTTGCAGAGTACCCGTATTACATTGATATTACAGCAGACGTTACGTCCACGACTGTGGTATCTGTCAGTATCGACCCTGCAAGCGCAGACGTAGCCGGTAAAGCTATGCTTGTAAACCCGGAAACTCGAACCGGAGCTATCCGTATCCGTGCACACAACGTTCCGACTGCGGAAATTTCTGCCCGGTGGTATCCCATCAAGTATGGTGGTCAGTTCTATGGTGACGGTTCCATCTATTCCAACTTCCTGCTTGCGGCACATCCCGTAGGCAGTATCTATCAGACCATCAGCCCGGAAAACCCGGCTGTGACATTTGGCGGCGGAACGTGGGAAAAGATTGCGCAAGATAGGGTGTTAATGGGTGCAAGCGACACGCACCCAGCTGGCACAACGGCAGAGGCGGGACTGCCGAATATTACAGGAGAATATACCAAACGAAAGGTTATAAACTCTGCTAATGAAGTGTACAACGATACGCAAAGAGCTCAAAAGGCTTTTAAAGTTATCACGAGCGATACTAAATTAAATTCTATTCAGCTTGTAACCAGTTCTGCTTCAAATACTGGTGGAGAAAATGTCGTCTTTGATGCTTCTGATTCCAACCCGATCTACGGCGCTTCCACCACCGTCCAACCCCCGGCATACTTTACTTACATTTGGCTTCGTACCGACTGAAAGGAGAAATAATGGCACTAGGAGAACTCAAAAACGGCATTGGCCCTGATGCCTATGCTATATATCAGCAAGTCCTTGCGGCGGTAGTCGAGCAAGACCACCCCGTGGGCAGCCTGTACATCAGCGAAAACGCTACTAGCCCGGCAGAGCTTTACGGCGGGACGTGGGAGCGCATTGAGGATTGCACTATCTGGGGCGCAAGCAGTTTACATCCGGCTGGGACAAAGTTGGAGGCAGGGCTTCCGAATATTATGGGTAATTTTGATTCCAGAGGTAACAGCACAGCCTACTATGGCACCGTTGGCGGAAGCAGAGGAGCTTTTTCAACCAATAAAGCTTCGGGGAACAAAAATGGCTCTTATAATGTAAACTCGGCGAAAATTGTAGCTGATGACGTTACATCTTTTGATGCTTCTCGTTCTAGTAGTGTTTACGGCAAAAGCGATACCGTCCAACCCCCGGCATACTGCGTGTACATCTGGCGCAGAGTGGCATAACCGAAAGGAGTATACATGAAAATCATTGATGAGCACGGCAGCCCCATCGAAAACCCCGACCTGACACTGGGCTACCTGAAGGACGACTCGGAAATCATCCACCACGAGGCCGTGGAAGCGGTGGAGCAGGTGACCCACTACGAGTACAAAACCTACCCCAACGGCGGCAGAGACCGCATCACGGTGGTGGACGTGCCCGGTGTGGCCGCAAAGGAAGCCTATGACGAAAAGGTGGAAGTGCATCGGTACATCCTGTACACCGATGACGAGCTGGCTGCACAGGAAAAGGCCCGCAAGGAAGCAGAGGAAAAGGCACAGCTGCCCACCGCAGAAGAGCGCCTTGCCGCTCTGGAAGCGGCTATGCTTGACCTTCTGGCCGCACAGTAAGGAGGATACTTATGGTTTTGTTCTATGTGATCCAAATTAAGCTGCACCGCTTTGACGGCGCTTTTACCATCGACAACGTGCCTGACCGGTACAAGGATGCCGTGATGAAAAAGCTGACGGAGGAGGGTTTTTATGAGGTGGAAAGTGATGCTTGACTTCCTGCGGGATATTTTCTCTGCGCTCTCCCATGCTGCCGGTGACAGTGCCGGCAAGGAAGAGCCTGCCCCTGCTCCGGACGTGTCCACAGTGGACACAGTGACCGGGTGGGCAGGGAAACCGCCTTACCGGTACATTGACGTAAGCCGGTATCAGGGCGAAATCGACTGGGCGCAGGTGGCAGCGGCGGGCTACAAGGGGGCCATGCTCAAGACGGTATCCACCAACAAAAAGCTCTCCAAACGGGCAGATGGCCTGTACGTCGACCCCACCTTTGAGACCAACTACCGCAACGCCAAAGCGGCTGGGCTGGACGTGGGTGTCTACTACTACACCTACGCCACCAGCGAGGCCATGGCCGATGCAGAGCTTGCCCTTCTGCGGCAGGCGGTCTACGGCAAGGAGCTGACCCTGCCTGTGGCGGTGGACGTGGAGGAAAACAAGCTCAAACCCATGAGCACCCTCGACCTCACCAACCTCACTGCCTATGCGCTGGAACAGGTGGAGAAGATGGGTTTTTATGCCCAGCTGTACACCTACACGGGTTACAGCTATGAGTTGGACATGCAGCGCTTGGCAGGCCGCTGGGACGTCTGGCTGGCCGACTACACGGGCGAGACGCCCAAGGTGGATTACATCTACCACGCGCACCAGCACACCAGCAAGGGCAGCGTGCCGGGCATCTCCCGCAACGTTGACCTCAACGTGACCACCCTCAACTATCCCCGTATCATCCGCAAGAAGGGTTTGACCCGTCTCCGGGAGGGCGCATGAGCGAATCAATCATCGTAGCCATTATCACCGGCGGTCTGAGCCTGATCGGCGTGGTCGTCTCTAACAACCACACCGCCCAGAACATGGATGCCAAACTGGACAAGCAGCAGGCTGTGACCGAAACCAAGCTGGAAGAGCTGACCCGGGAAGTCCGGACACACAACAATTTCGCCCAGCGCATCCCGGTGCTTGAAGAGCAGATGAAGGTGGCAAACCACCGCATTGCAGACCTTGAAAAAGAGAGAGGAGAGTAATACATGGCAACAATCAATAACCTTTTGACCGCACTTCCCGCCCCTGTGGCCCTTGTGCTCATGCTGGGCGGGTTCATCTTCTACGCACTGGGCTGCATCCGGCTGGGCTATGGTGCGGCTGTCAAGGGCACCGTGCTTGATCTGATCGAGCAGGCAGAGCATGAGATTCAGGGCACGAAGCGCGGCGCAGAGCGCAAGGCGTGGGTGGCGCAGATGCTCCGCACGGCCCTCAGCACCAGCAAGTGGGGCAGGCTCATCTCGTGGGCCATCACCGATGAGACCATCGGCACCATTATCCAGTTTTTCTTTGACCGGGCAAAGGCAGCACTGCAAAAGCAGTAAGGAGGTTATCATGGCAAGCACTACATACGACGATTTTGTTGAGGTCAACAAAATCGCACAAGAGCATTTTCGGCACATCACGAAAATGGTCTTCGGACGTTTTCGTGACCTCACGAAAACATACCATCTCGGAAATGCCAACAAAATGGTGACAAAATGTCACCGGTTTGCCGTGCTTGGTAATATGGTGCGCAACGCCGGAGAGTTGCCGCAGCCCTTCTGGCTCGGTGCTGCCTGTGGCGGCGGCTCGTGTAGTGCTGCCCGCTGCGCTGCAAGGGCTTGACCGACAACAGATGACCGCCGCCATCAAAAGCGCACCGCTTGGGAGGGTAGACCGAAAGATAGCTCTTTTGCGGTACGTCGAGCGGCTTCCGCTGCCGGACATTGCAGCACAGACACACTACAGTCGTAGGGCTGTATGCTATCACCTGAAAGTGGTGCTTTCAGCACTTGAATCGAACACATAAAAATCCCCGGTGCTCTATCCATGCGGAGCACCGGGGATTTTTACTTTTTTGCGTATTTTTCCTTATACTCTTTCCACGATTGTATGGCGTGCTTCGGCTCACAGTCTGGGCAGTACTTTTGAAATCCATTTTTTAAGATAAAAGGCTTCCCACAGTCAGCACACGAGTATACTCCTCCAAGCCTTCTTGCCGTCCCGTTTTTTCGCCTCTGAGCACAAAGACGATTGCTTTCTCTTTTGGCCTTTTTTCTACACTCAGGGCATCGGAGAGCTTTTTTTGAGCCTGCAACAAAATGCGCGCCGCAGTCAATACATACCGTTTCAAAAGAAAAACACGAATTCCCTTTTACGCCGTGCAACTCTTTTATGACTTCTTTGCATTCTGGGCAGTAAACGGTAAACATATTTCCGGTAAAAGATTTTCCACACCTTTTACAGGTGCATTCCTTTGGCACATCTGTCACTTTGATGCACCCGCACGATTTTGCGTTCCGGATGCTTCCCCAAAGCATAATTTTTTCGCATCCGCAATGAGAACATCGCACTTTCCAGCAGGTTAGCAAGTTTCCAGACTTACTTTTTCTTGATGGGGCTTCTGCGATGACTTCAAGCGTCCCGTGTTTTTCCCCGATGTGATTTTTCTTCGGCGGCATCTCTTACACTTCCTTCACTTTATGCATCACCACAGGTGTTTCTGCAGCAATATGCACAGCCAAAACCGCATCCGATAACATTGCACGGGCATCAATCCCGTACACACCACAATCGTAGTTAAGGTTATAGCAGATTATAATGCTCAGCTAGCAAAAAACGGACGTATGCCGGACACGCACGCTTTTCGCAGCACCAGTCCTGCACGGATCGCAGCGGGATGCCCGCCTGCTTTGCAAAAGCTGTCTGCGACATTCCGGTGCGTGAGACCAGTTCCCGCATGGACAAGTGCGCCAGATCCCAGATGTTGGACAGCCTCTTTTTCTCAGCGTCCAGATCAACGCAGTCAGAAGCGTCATCCGGGATGCTGAGAGTGATGTTGTTGACAAAGATTTCCTTCGGCTGCTCTGCGGCCATGGTAAAAAGCTCTGCTTTGGTATACATGGTTGACTTCCTTTCTTTCGTGTGATAGGATAGTTGCGCACCTCCGTGTGAGGTGTCTTTCACAAAATCCCCCGTTCGGTGTGGCAAGCATCGGGCGGGGGATTTTTTATTTAGTAGATCTCAACGCCCAGTTTTTCGGCGGCGGCTTCAACGACTTCTTCAAACGAGGGGCCGTGATTCGGGTCATTCCAGTCGTAATCGCCAGCGGATGCAGCTTCCCACTCCTCTTCCATGTCAGCTGCCTTGCACAGCTCGGTGCACAGCTCGTAATCCCAGACATCGGACTTGCGGATATCAGCGGCGATTTCAATAGCGCTTCTCATAATTTTGTACCTCCATGCTGTTGTGTGCTTGTGTCTTTCACTGTCTTTATTATACACGCATTGCGTGTATATGTCAAGGACTTTTTTGAAAATTTGCGCACTCCTTGCACTCTCCTTTCGCACTCAGGATATACGGGAGAGGTACACTGGTGCTACAAGATCAAGAAAGGACGGGGAAGTTTTATGGCATATCCTTTTGGCGGCTGGCAATCGAACCCTTACAGTGGGATGTCACCGATGGGATTTGGGCAAAGCCAGTATCAGCAGCAAATGGCCCAGCAGGCCACTCCACAGAGCGGGGGACAAAGCCCCTTCACGATGGTGCCGACAATCGCGGATGTGGACAAAGTCATGGTACAGCCCGGCGAAACGCGCTGGATCATGGTGCAAAACGAGCCTGTCATGGCTGTCAAAAAGGCAGACACGATGGGTTATGCGTCCGGCGAGTACTACCGCCTGACAAAGATCGACCCGGCGGCGATGCAGACCCCGGCAGAGGCGCAGTATCTGACTTCTGCGCAGGCAGATCAGAAGATACAGGCTGCTGTAAAGGCAGAGGTGGAGCGCGTGATGGCGCAGTATCAGACGGCCCCGGCGGCTCCTGCAAGGCCCACACGGGCAAAGGAGGGTTAAGGTATGGCGAATCCTTTGATGCAGTTTCTGGGTAGCGGTGGAAGCCCGGCAATGCCCGGCTCGATGGGCAATGTAATGCAGCTTCTCCGGAGGTTTCAGCAGTTCCGCTCCGCTTTCCAGGGAGATCCCCAAAAGCAGGTGGAAGAGCTGCGCAAGTCCGGCAAGATGTCAGATGAGCAGTACCACCAGCTGGAAGCGATGGCAAAGCAGATCATGCCTTTCATCAAGTAATCGAAAAATCGTGGCCACGATTTGAAATAATTTCACTATTCGCAAGAAAGGAAATCAACTATGGATAACATGTCTTTGAGCGATATCGCTGCCGTGACCCGTGGCAACGATAACGACGGCTGGGGCCAGGGCAATGCGTGGTGGATCATCATCCTCTTCCTGTTCGTCTTTATGGGCGGCAACGGAGGCCTCTGGGGCAACCGCACCGGCGAGTACGGCCAGTATGCCACCGCGGCAAGTCAGCAGGAGATCCTCTATGGCCAGCAGTTCGGCCAGCTGAATGACCGGCTGACCAACATCGGCAACGGTATCTGTAATCTCGGCTATGAGATGCAGGGAAGCATCGGCCAGCTGGGTAAAGAAGTTGCTCTGGCTCAGGCAGGCACCAACACCACCATTCTGCAGACCGGCAACGGCATCCAGGCACAGCTTGCTCAGTGCTGCTGCGACAACAGGCTGGCGACTGCCAACCTGGCAGCCCAGATGGACAAGCAGACCTGCGCGATCAACTCCAATATTGACGCGAAGTTTGCCGAGCTCCAGAAGCAGCAGTATGAGCAGACTATCGCTGCACAGAACCAGCGGATCAGCCAGCTGGAGCTTCAGGCTCAGATGTATGGCGTAGTCCGGTATCCCAACGGCTACTCCTACAATGCTGGCCCGAGCCCCTTCTGTGGCTGCAGCAACGGCTGTGGTAACATCTGACACATGCGCCCTTTTGGCGAGGATCGGCGGGGCGGCAAAGGCTGCTCCGCCTTTTATATAAGGAAGGAGATATTTTATGTCTAAATCCGCGATTTATACCGCCAACACCTCGGCTCAGACCGTGGCGGTAAACGACGTTATCCCTGTCGGCACCACTTCCCGGCGGTTCGGCTGCAACATCCGGCAGGACGGCAACACCATCACCCTGCTGGGCCAAGGCTACTACCATGTGACCGTGTCTGCTACACTGGCCCCCACGGCGGCGGGAACCGTGACCCTGACCGGTCAGAAGGATGGCGTGGCTGTCATCGGTGCTACCGCTTCTCAGACTGTGGCCGCTGCGGCTGCACCGGCCAATTTGGCACTGACTTTCCTGGTACGCAATGCGTACGGCTGTGAAAGCTCTATCCTGAGCTTCCTGCTGACCGGCACTGCTGCCGTGGTGAACAACCTGGCCGTGGCCGTGGAGAAGCTGTAAAAAGGAGGATCTGGTTATGATGGACGAAACAAAGTTTGCAGGGTATAAGGACACACTGGTTCATGCTGCAAAGCAAATGGCCGAAGAGTACAGCGATGCGATGAACTACGCAAGCATGGCGATGGATTATAAAACCGTCTGCCCCTATGCTTCTTCTGAGTGGTATAAGCTCTCTGGGGAAGAAATGGAGCACGCTGATGCAAACCGCCGCATTGCGCAGAAAATCCTTACCGGCGTTGACAGCGAGGATTCTGCGGCTGGCGTAGAGCTGCATCACATGTGGAGCATGGCGGAAGACCTTGTTTCCGGCCTGTGCGAGGCTGTTACAAAAGAACGCTCCGCATACATGCGTTGAATTTTTGCAACATTTGTTGTAAGATAAGGTGGACGATTTATCGCTTTTAGAATACGCCATAAGCAAACAACAAACTAACATTTACTGCAAAATATCATAAATACGAAAAATATTATTGATTTGTAATCAGTGGGTTGCAGGTTCAACTCCTGTCACCAGCTCCAAAAAATGCCGTTCATTCGTGATATTAAATCACATGAACGGCATTTTCTTTTGCGAAAACACGGTAAAATACGGTGAAAAACCGGAATAAACTAACAAACAAGCTAACAAAATCAGTATTTCATTTTTTGCATTTCCTGTAACAAGTATCCCGGGTCGTTGTGGGAAACGTATTTGTTTGCTGTGGTGGAAAAATTTTTGTGGCCGAGGATAGCCTGCACGGCGGTTTTTTCAAGACCGCACTCCACCATCTTGCTGCTGGCCGTGTGGCGAAGGGTGTGCGGGTGCACGCCCTCGATCTGGCACTCCTGCATCAAGGCCCGGAACTTTGTGGCCACGTTTCGCTTGTCCAGCTTTGTTCCGGCCTTGGAAGGTATCAGCCACTCGCACCCGCTGTCCATCATCCAGAAGGCGATGATCTTGTAAATGGGGCCGAGGATGGGGATGATGCGGTTTTTGCCCGCTTCCGTTTTTTCACCGCCCTGCATGTAGTGCTCCTTTAGATGCACGTTCTCGCAGCGCATGGAAAGCAGCTCATCGATGCGCATACCGGTATAGAGAAGCACCATAGCAATCTGCGCTGTCTGACCAAAGCGCTTGTCGGTCTGGTAGGCGCTGATCCGGGCAATCTCGTCCGCCGTAAGGGTGCGCTCTGCCTTTCCGGCCCCGGCAGGAAGGTGAAGGAGCTGGGCATAGTTCTTGTTTATGATGTCCTGGGCCATTGCCCACTCACATAGCTGGCTGAAAAGGGTGCGCTGCTTTTCACACGAGCTGCGGGAGAGACCGTCTGCGACCATCTGGTCTATGATCTGCTGGTAGTCCTCCGCTTTCAGGTCTCGCATTTGTCGGCTGTACAGCGGAGCGGCTTTTTTAAAAGCCAGCTCGTATCCATTTATCATGTCCCGGCTGAGACTTGAAAACTTCGGCTGTGCCCGCCATTTTTCGTAGGCATCCGCAAAAGTACACTTCAGACGCTCTGCCGGGGTGTTCTGGGCGTTGTATGCGTCAAGCGCCTGGACAGCTTCTCCGGGCGTTCCGTATGTGCCCAGCACTTCCTTTTTCCCGGTCACGGCTACATAGGGCCTTGCCCGGACACCTTTCAGCTTGTACACGCTGCCGCTGCCCTTTGGGCGGCGGCGCTTTTTTCTGTGCACGGGAGCGGACGTTGCATCCTGCTGCTTTCCGCACCACGGGCAAAATAAGGCCTTGTCTGGGATGCTTACATGGCATCTGATACATTTCATTACGCTACTCCTTTCTGTGCCCTATATAGCCCAAAGCGCCGTTCTCTGACGCTGTGCGCCCTGACGCGTAATTGGCTTTCAAATCCTCTATCGGAGGATGCGGCTCGTCCGGGCACGGGTCAAGCCCTCTGATCTTGGCAAAGCTGTACTGATCGATGATGGTGCCGCACACAGTGACCCTGTTGTTGAGAGGGCAGTGGAGGTTTGCGGCCATTTCAGATATAACCGCAGGCGGGCTGCTCCCATGTCGGCCCTTGAGCACAAAAAGCAGAAGCCGCCGGGTGAGCGGTGGAAGCGCCTGCACCAGCGTGTGAAGTTCCTTATCTATGGCTGCATCTTCTTTCTGCCCGTCTGGCACTGCGTACAGATCCGGGTGCATAACTTCCATAAAAACCGTGATGGGGGATACTCCGCAGGCTGTGCACCAATCCATGATCTCGTCACTGTCTGGGCTTGTGTCACCTTTTTCCCAGCTTTGCACTGTCCGCTCTCCCTTCTGGACGCGGATTGCAATCTCTCTCTGACTTAGCCCGGCGGATACCCGCGCTTTTGAAAGCGCCTTCCCGATTTGATCAGCGGTAAAATAACTCATGCTTATCACCCCTAAACGCAGCGTGTTATAAAAGGAAAATGGCGCAGAAAAACTCTGCGCCATTCGACAAAAATTACACAGATTTCATTTTCCTCTGGCGCATGGTAGAATCTGGTGCATAAGATGCAAATATTACCAAAAAAGGAGGAAAATGAAATGAAAAACAGTCAGACAGTCAGCATGGACCCCGATATGACCATTATTGACGGAATGCCCGCCAGCGTGCTCACCGGCACGCGGCCCACTCCAAAGCCCTGGGAGGAATGATCTATGGACAAAATGCAGAGCTTTTGCACCCACATCCGCGCCGCCCTGGCGTGCTACGAGGATATGCCGCCCGAAGGCCAGACCAAGGCCCGGCTTTATGTAACCCGCAAGGCGGAAAGCGTCCGGCGCTTGCTGGATGCCGCCAACTGCCCCGGCGGGGAGCTTGCCGGGGAGCTGCTGCATAAAATGCAGCGGCTGGACGATTGCAAGTGAAAATCTAACTATTTTCAGAAAAACCGAATTTATTTCGTGATATCTATTGAATATTACAACTGAAAGATGTATAATGCATTTGCGGTAGGAAATTAGCTATCTTGTTGATGTGCTTTCTTCCGAAGCAGAATGGATTCACGGTATTGCTGCGCGGGGGCAAGTTCGACGAACTCAACAGATTTGTCAAAGTTTTCTTTCACAACCTTTTTGATTTCTTCAAGCGTTACATTAAAGAACTCCCGCCGCTGGTTGACAAAGTTCAGCTTCCTGTCCGCAAATGCGTTGTGCAGGGCGGCTTCCAGTTTCGGCGCATCGTCAGAGAAGATCATTGCGTGAACATCGAAATTGAACGGAACGGAAGCGTCCCCCAACTCGTCCACTCGATCCTGAGGGTCAAGCCGCCGTGTCATTCCGATTTTGTATACATTCTCTCCGAATGCTCCGATGTTTGAAATGATGTATACATATCCGGCACGCTGATTTGCCTGACGGTAATCCACGTCGGCAAACTCCTTGTCGATCTTCTGGAGCTGGCCCTCGATGATACTCTTCTTTTCCTCGATGGCGGCTCGGTCTTCTTCGGAAGCGGCATCCAGCTGGGCGTTTACCTTTGCAAGAGCATTAGTGTAGTGCTGCTGCTCCTTTTCGAGCTTTTTCCGGGCCTCTTCGATTTCTCTTGCGAGCTTGGCCTCTTCCCGCATCTGGGTTCTGGCTTCCCGCTGCTCTTCTTTTTCTTCCTGCTTTTTCTGGGCGTACTCAAAAGCGAGATAAAGTTCTTCCAGCTTCAGTCGGTAGTAGGAAGGGACAATGGAGACCCCCATGATCGTGCCCAGCTTTGTGATTGCCTCCTGAGAAGATGTGATGCGCTTTTCTGCGGTTTCCACGTTGTTGTATTTGACGTGCTCGATCACGTCATCACATTCAGCGTTGAACGCCCGCAGAAGCAACTTCTGCATGTCGGCCACCATCTTTTTGCCCTTGGAAGCGTTTCCATTGACCGTCCAGGTCTGGGAGCCGGTGACGGCAGAGCCATTGCGAACCATATCCTTCTGCAGGGCTCTGATCTCCATCATTTTAGCCTTATACTCATCCGCACGCATTAGATTGTAGTGCGGAGTATACAGGCCAAAATCCTGAAGCTGAACGGCATCGGAGACTTCGATAAGACTTTGTTTTGCCGCCTTTAGCTTATCTTCTGTATCTGAAATCGTAGCATTTAACCCAGCAAGATAAGCGGTTCTTTTCTTGATTTCTTCCTGAATATCATTATATGAAGGAAGGTTTTTAGGGAAAGAATCCACTGTTGCAGAAAGAGCGCCGTTCTGTTTTTTGAGCTCTTCCAGTTCTTGTTCAAGCGCAGCGTTCTTTTCTGTAACGCTCTGATTCTCGGAACGAAGGGCCTCAAGTTCTTGTTTTTCTTTTATTCCAAATAATGACATTTTAACCTCACAGAGAACAAAGATTTGATGTATCAGCAAGCATGATAAGTTCGCCGTACTTTTCATGGAGAATACGAATCTCTTTTTCTGGCATTCTGGACAAGTAAGGGTCAAAGCTGGCATGCCACGCTCTTGCGGCGTTCCTTTTATCTGAAGCAGTCTCTTTCGATTCGATTTTAGCTTCTGCAAATTCATAAGACTCTTCAATAAACGCAGCTAATTCATCTTCAAAGCAGTCTCCGTTTGCGACATCAGTAATATTTTCAAGAAATTCTTTAGAAACAGCAGAAGAATTATTGAAAGAAAGCCAGACAGATTCCGCCGCCAAGATTTCTTTTGCGTAATCTGTAAGATTGTCATACGCTTCAAAGAACTCTTCTGGCGTTAAGGAATCTTTTAATAAAGACGCTTTGTTTTCCCAAAGAACAGGCGCGTCTTTGAGTGTATATATGGCATCTACTTCTTTATCCGATAGAACCTTTCGATTATCTGCTTGGGACTTATTGGTTTCTGAAATGTCATAGTCCACCTCGGACCGCTTCAATAATTTGCTGCGTTTCTTCCTGAACAACAAGACCAGAAGGCGACTGAACAGATAGGACAAAGAAAAAAATACCAGAAAGACAATGAGAGATGACCAGATGATACTGAACGGAGAATCTTCTTTATGAAATTGCACTTGTGATAACAATAAAAGAGAAACAAACCCGCTCGCAATGGCACATCTCTTGTGCTTGAATTTCAATTCTAACACCTCGTACATCTATATTTCTAAAGGAGGAAAACAAAATGCAGGAATCACAGTTCAGCCCGGACGAAATCAAAAAGATCATCGAGAAGCTAAAGAGTGACCCTGCATTTCGTCAGAAAGTCCTCGATATTTTAAACAGCTAAATCACAGCAGCGCCCGGATCGCATTCTTCTTTGCTTCTGGCGCTTTCAATAGAAGATTTACAAGCTCGGCATCCTCGGGAGATAGACCACTCAAATCTATCTCTCCGGCGGTGCTGGGCTTTTCTTTTTGCTCCGGCTCCTCGCCCTTCAGCTCTTCCACTGTTACGCCCAAGGCGTTTGCAATGGGGCCTAGCATTTTTTCGGGAACGTCACCGTCTCTGTTTGCGATTTCTGCGAGATATCCGTGACTTCTTCCAATCTGCCTGCATACAAAAGCCAACGAAATGCCTTTTTCTTTGGAGATCTTTTTGACGGTTTGGATATTTCCCACAAAAAACACCTCCCAAAACTGTGCATCTAGATAAAATTCTAGAAAATCCAAATTATCTATTGATATCTAGAATTTTATCTAGTATAATACTAAGCACAGGGCAAACAAAACCAAAAGCCCCTGATAACATTATATCGGGCAAACGCTAGATTTTATTCACTTTGTACCTTGCAACTACATAGTAGCATATTTTCTAGTGATTTTCAAGCCCGGAAAGGAGAATTGCTAGTGAATGTTTCAAAAATTGACCAGTTTTGCAAGCTGCACGGGCTGAGCCGCACTGATCTGGAAGAGGTAGCAGGCCTGAGCAACGGCGCAATTGGCAAGTGGGAGCGCAGCGTCTACGGCCCCAGTATCAGCCAGCTGATGAAGGTGGCTCGATACTTTAAGGTATCCGTGGACAAGCTGCTGGTGGAAGAAGAAGGAGGGAAAACAGCGTGAACAACAGCAAAAAGCCCAGCCGTAAGCACGGCTGGACCACAACGAAGATTTTGGTTGCTACGGTTTGCGTTCAGATGGTAACGCTTATTCTTCAAATTGCTTTTCTTGTACTGAAATTCACTTGAAAAGTGACAGAAGCGCGCCGAAGGTTATTCAGAGCATCTGCAAGATTCTGGACATTAACTCGCCCACAGCTTAAAAAAGGAGATGAAAAACACCTGTGCTTTCGTTAAAACTTATTCCGGTTATCTGGGTTGCAGTGGTTCTCTGCAATCTGATCACACGGAAAGCGGCTTCGGAGATTTCCGGTTGGTATCTTCCGTACACTATCGTGATCGGAGTCCTTACAACGGGAGTTCTTCTTTTGACTGCAATCTTGTAATGATTTTATTGAGAAGTTGCACTTTTTCATCCAGTTTATCACCAAAGGATGTTTCGTAGCTTATCAGTTTATCCATTGCAAGAATATCTTTTTGGATTTCTTTTGGGACGTAGTAAGCAGCCAGCGCCGAATGAGAGCCATATTCCTGCAGGTTTTCTACTGTGGGCGACTGAATAGCCGCACCAGCCGCACGGATGTAACCCTCGTAGATTTCACGCTCACGTTTTATGCGTTCCTCGTGCTACTGATGCTCATAGTCCATCCGCTTCATTTTTTGTTGATGCCAGTTATTACAAAGCGCGGTCAGCATTGGAGACAGCAAAGCACAGAACGAAACGATCATTGCTACCAACCCAGACCAGTCCGAAACAGACATCCCAGCATTTTGTTCCATTTTAACACCTCCCTTCCGCCCGATTATACCACGGGAAGGGAGACCCCAACAAGGAGGTTTACATGACAGACATTATCTTATCTACCCAGAACGGTGAACCGGTGGCATCCAGCCGCCAGATCGCTGAGAACTTCGGCAAGGAGCACCGCAATGTTATGCGGGACGTTGATTCACTCAAAAAAGATGTGCTCAATTTTGAGCAGATGTTTTTTGAGACCGAAACGCCGGACAGCTACGGCAGACCCCAGCGCACCTACCTTATGAACCGGGATGGTTTCAGCCTGCTGGTGATGGGCTTTACCGGCAAGGCGGCGCTGGAGTGGAAGCTGAAGTACATCCAGGCGTTCAACGAGATGGAGAAGAAGCTGGCCACTCCGCAGATGCCCAAGCTCAGCAAGGAGCTGCAGGCGCTGTTCCTGCTGGACGACCGCACTCAGAGGCAGGAGCAGCGGATCACGGCGCTGGAAAATAACATGGTCGTGGACTATGACCAGCAGCTTTCCCTCAAGAATGCCGTGAATCACGTTGTTGTGGAAGCTCTGGGCGGCAAGAACGCCCCGGCCTACGGCGATTCCCATGTACGGGGCATGGTTTACTGCGAGATCAACAAGGACCTCCAGATGTGGTTCCGGGTCAGCAGCCGAAACAACATTCCCCGCAAGCGCTTTGACGAGGCCGTGGAGTACATCCAGCGCTGGAAGCCCAGCACCAACACCGTGATGCTGATCCAGCAGACCAACGGCCAGACCAGCATGTTTTAAGGAAGGAGACAGCGGCATGAGCGGAAGGATCACGATGAAAGGCGTTGCAGAGTGCTGCGAGATGTTCCGGGCAAATCTCATCCCGATGAGCCCGAACAAGTTCTGGAGTAATGTTGCACGCGGCGAATACGCCGGATGGGTAGTCCCCCGAGAAGATACCAAACGGCGGCAGGCAACGATCTACATCGACGGTTTTATCGAGTATATGCACCGGCACGGATGCAAGATCGTCCGCCCGTATGAGAACGACAAGGAGGAAATGGAAGAATGAAGGCAAAACTTTACATCAACAGTGAGGAATCGATTATCAAGGTCGAAGGCAATCCCAGCGAAGCGATGCATCTTCTGGTGTGCGCAATCGCACAGACTTTGGAAGGCCTTTTTCCGCACAGCTTAGAGGAGCGGATGGCATGGTTGACCGCGCTTCTCTATCGCACTGTTCGTGAGCTGAACAAGGGGAACAAGGAGAATGACGATGAAGATTAAATCAAGAGTATGGTACTGGCTGGCTGCTGCCAGCGGTGCCGCAAGTCTGCTGTACGGCATGGGCATCGAGGGCAGTGCACAGACGGGCAGCGCCATCTCCGACGGCCAGTTTGCCACGGACCTGTGCCTG